TGATCCAGCGCGGCCAGTGCCGCCTCCTGCTCCGGCGTCATTCCGCCTCCGGCGGAACCGCCAGCTGGAAGGTCTCCCAGGTGTGTCCCGCCGCCTCCGCGGCCTGCCAGGTAAAGCCCTGCGCCGCGCACTCCGCCCACGTCAGGAAGCGGAAGTAGAACTCCGTCTCCAGATGGCAGGGCAGGATGTCCAGAATGATGCGCTCAATCCGGTCGATGTCCGCCGGAACGCCCGGCGTGTCCGGGAACAGCACCCGGAGCCTGCCGCCGCCCGTCTCCGTGACCCTGGCCCGGATGCCGCAGCCGTCGATGGCGGCGTTCAGGGCGGAGAGGGTCAGGCCGTCGCCGTCAATCCGGCACAGCGCCGCGATGGCCGCCCGGCGGCGGGCGGTGTCCGGGGCGGCGGGAACATGGGCGAACAGCGCCTCCCGGCGGGCAAGCCCCGCGTCCTCCGCCGTGGGGCAGAGGGCCTCCCGCTCCGCGGTCTCCAGCCCGGCGGCGGTTTCGTCCAGCGCCGTGCCCAGCGCGAAGAGGGCGCACTCCCCCGGCGCGCCGGGGGTGAAATCGTAAATTCCCAGCGGCGAGAGCAGATTTTTCAGATACGTCTCATAGTTCGGTTCCAAACGCGCCCCTCCTTACGCCAGTTCGGTGACGGTCAGCGTGCCCAGCACCGGCAGCGTGTCCGGCGCAGCCGCCAAATCGGCGGCGGGAGCGGTGACGCGGCAGTTGGCCACGCCCTCCGCGCCGTAAATCCGCCCCGTCAGTTCCGCCAGATACACCGGCCGACCCAGCAGCGCCCCGGTGAAAAGGCTGCGGACGGCGGCGTCGGCATTGGCCCGGGCGGTGTCGAAGGCCACGCCGTCCTTTGCCGCCAGCGCCACCGTCACGTCCACCGCCGCCGTCTTGGGGGCAAGCACCTGCACGTCCACGGCGATCTCCCGGCTGGCGTCAAGCTCCGCCTGCACGGCTTCCAGCGTCCCGCTGTCCGGCACGCCTGCCGGGGACGCCAGATACACGTTCACCGTGCCGATGCCCCGGGCCCGGCCCACGGCCTTTGCCGCCGCCACCCCGGGATGGGACAGGGCGGTTTTTTCGTAGTACGCGGCGTTGGCGCCGTTGGGCAGGCGGCGGTAGCTGTCCAGAATCCGGGCACGGAGACTTTCGTCGTCCTCCGCGTCCTGTCCGCCGGAAAACGCCGCCGGGTTGGTGCACCCGGTGACGCCGGGGGGACACGCGCCGAACAGCGTCACCGTGCCCGCCCCCACGTTGCCCGCCGCGCCGGGCTCCTGCGCCGCGGCAGGGGCGTCGGCATATTGGCTGCCCGCCTTGATGACGGTCTGGGCCGTGGTGACGAAGGCCACGCCGCTCTCCGTCAGGCAAACCGTGCCCGCGTCCACCGTCCAGTCCGCCGGGCCGGGCGTTTCCACGGTGAAGCGCACGCTGCCCAGCGCCGCCGCAGCCGGTGCGCGGACAATGCCCCGCATCTCGGCGTGGCGGTCGAGACACGCGCCCTCCGCCGTCTGGGGAAAGCTCTGGTTCAGCACCCAGTCCGCCTGGGCGGAGAGCGCCTGCACCTGCGCGGCGGCGGCGTAGAGCCGCACCGCCAAATCGCAGGAATCCTCCGCCGCCGTGCCGCCCCGGGCCTGATAGGCCGCCAGCATCTCCTGATAAATTTCCTCCACTGTTTTCATCCGGGTTCTCCTCTCTTACGACACGGTGAGGGCGGCGGTGAGTGCTCCCGACGGCGCGGTCAGCCGCACCGCCACGGAAAGGCCGTCCGCCGTCTCCGTCAGCGTCACGCCCTCCACGGTGAGATTCTCCTCCGCCAGCGCCTCCGCCGCGGCCTGCTCCGCCGCGCTCCGGCGGACGGCGGCAGGCAGGCGCGGCAGCTCATAGAGCCGGCTGCCCATCTCCGGCAGCAGCGGGAAGCTCCCCCGCCGGGCCGTCAGACGGAACAGCACCCGCTCCAGCAGCGCCGCATCGCCCTCCGCGCAGGCAAAGCCGCCTGCGCCGTCGGGGACGTACGCCCCGTTTCTCAACTTCAATTCCATTGCCGCCTCAATTTCCGGCGGGGGCCGCAAGGCTCTGTCCCGCGTTGCAGGCCAGTCCGTTGACCGTCAGTCCGCCCACAATGGACACGCGGCCCCGCAGCTCCAGTCCGCCGTCGTTTTTCAGCCGGATTTCCGCGCCGCCCGCCGAGCGGATCAGCACCTCGCCGGGGCGCATGTCCGGCGGCGCAGGGGGCATTTTCGTCCCCGCGGCGCAGGTCTCCTCCCCGCCGGGTCCGCCCTTGATCACCAGCACGGCGCTGCCGCTCTCCGGCATCCAGAAGTAGCCGCCGGGGCCGTAAAGCGGCAGTTCCCGGTTTTCGCCCCGGGTCACCACGCCCGCCCGTTCCCCGGCGATGGTGGTGACGCCGAAATCCGCGTCGGTTCCCGCCGGGGTCTTTTTCGTCTTTTCCGCAAGCCACATGGCTCAATTCCTCCGTTTCTTCAGCGTCAGGACGGTGACCTCGCCGCCGTCCGCAAGCGTCCGCTCCACCGCCGCAATCCGGTATTCGCCCCGGACGCCCAGTTCCGGCAGATTGACCTCCGCCAAATCGCCGGGGTCGGCGGCGGGACTGCCGGGCAGCGTGACCTCCATCTCCAGTTCGTCCGCCGCCGACCGGGCAATCTGATACGCGCCGGTGTAGCGCATGGCGCGCCAGGTGCTTTTCCCCGGCGTATACACCACGTGGCGGCACTGTCCGCCCCGGGCGAGGAAGTCGGGATTTTTCACCGGGTAGGCGGCGCCGCGGGTCTTGTCAATCACCAGCACCTCACTGAGCACGCCGTAGTGATTTTCCCGGCGGGTCAGCGCCAGCACGCCCGCCGCGTCGGTAATCCGGCGGCGGACGGGATCGCGGACGGCGGACGGAATCAGCACGCCGTTTTTCGTGAAGCGGGGCGTGAAGCCCCCGAAGGTGCGGCAGAAGTCCGCCACCGCCGTCCACTGGCTGACCCCCGCCTCCACGGTGTAGGGCGCGGAGGCCGTCAGGGCGGCGGCCCTGTCCCAGTGCACGCCGTAGGGCGCGGCGTGGTTTTTGAGAATCTCTGCCAGCGTCGCCCGCTGATAGGTCGCGGGCCGGGCCTCGTTGTCCAGCAGCCGCCCGGCAAGGCCCCGTCCCGTCAGGGTGACGGTGCGGCCCGTCTCGTCCAGCCGCACCTCGTACTCGTCCACAAAGCCCCTGAGCACCGTGCCGTTTGCGTCCTCCGCCAGAAAGCCGGACGCCAGATGCAGCGGCCCGGACATGGCGGCGTCGTACAGGCAGGTGACGGAAAAGCTGTCGCAGGGCACGCCGCCGGTGCGGACGATGTCCCACGAGAGCAGCGGCGGCAGGCGGAACGTCCGGTGGTCGCAGGTAATCAGGGTGCCTTTCATCGGACTCTCACCTGATTTCCGGGGTAGATTAAATTGGGGTTTTTGATGCCCGGGTTCAGCGCCAGCACCTCCGCCAGCGTCAGCCCCGCCCGGCGGGCGATGGCCCACAGGGTGTCGCCCCGGCGGACGGCGACGAAGGATTTTCCGGCGGTTTTGGCGGCGGACGTTCCCGCGGAGGGCAGCGCCGTCATGCCGGAATCGGACGTGCCGGCGTCCTCCCAGAATTCAAAGGCATAGCGCACGTAGTCCGGCAGGGGGCGTTCCAGCAGCTCCAGCGACACGAAGTAGGCGCTGGCGGTCTGCCACACGGGATGCACCAGCGTGCCGGGGCCGGTCTGATAGAACGTTTTGGCCAGTTTTTTCAGCTGGTCGTAAGCGTCCGGCCCGGTGAACGCGCCCTCGCCCCGCATGACGCGGAAGGTCATGCCCAAATCCTGCAAAGCCGCTCGGCCGTAGGGGATTTTGTGGGCCGCCACCTTGCGTTTGAACAGGATTTCATAGGTTTCCGGGTTGTGGGGCCACGTAAAATCCCGGAACCGCATAGGCGTCAGATTCATGTGGATCTCTCCTTTCAAAGCGGGGAGAACCCGCCGTCATAGCGCCGGGCGTCCCGCTCCACCGTCCGGGAGAGCTCCCGGGCCCGGAGCAGCGGCTCCCGGAACACGGCGGGGGAAACCGGGGTAATTTCCGGCTCCTCCTCCCCGGCAGGCGGTGCAAACCGCTGCCGCCGCAGAGCGCTGCGCCGGGACAGCGAGGACTGGAGCGCCCGCAGCGCCGCGGTTTTCTCCGTCTCCTCCGGCTGCGCCGGGGCGGGATCCGAGGCCTGCGGGGGCGCCGATGCCTGCGGGGTCTGTCCGCTTCGGGCAAGGCGCCGGGGCGGCGTTTCGTCCCGGCGCTGCCGTTCCGGCAGGGGATCCGCCTCCGCCGGGGACGGGCGCGTCTCCTCCTCCCCAGGGCGGGCGGGTTCCGTTTTGGGGTGCGGCGCGGCGGCATTCAGAAGGGCATGCCAGACCTCCCGCTGCCGCCGCAGCTCTTCCGCGATATAATCCATCTCAGCCCTCCCGCAGCGCCTGAAACCGGGCGTCGTCAAAGTTGGGATTCACGTCCGCCGCCCCGCCGGTCAGGGCGGCGAGCAGCCGTTCCAGCTCCGGGAAGGTGAGGCCGTTCAGCGCGTCCTCCGCCGTGGGATAGACGGCGTTTCCCTCCGCGTCCCGCAGCGCCTCCGCCAGCACCTGGGCGTTGCACAGGGCGGCGCGCTCCAGTTCGTCGTCGGTGCGCGCCCGCACCTCCCGGCGGATTTGCAGCAGCCGTCCGGCGCTCAGGGGGCGGAGGGCGTTTGCCCCGCCGCTCATGCGCGGGTCTCGATGCGGTGGGCGGCCACCACGGTGATCTTCTCCGCCACCATGGCGTCCAGCTGGCCGCTCTCCTCGATGCCGCTCCACTGGCAGCCGCTGTAAATAATCTTGCGGTCGGGCTTGCAGATGACCAGCGAGAAATCGTGGAGATCGTAGAAATTGATGCCGTCGGACAGGGCGGCGTCGGTGGCGTACAGGCGGGTCAGCTCCAGCGTGTACTTTTTCTGTCCGCCGATGGAGCCCACGGGCTCGCTTTCGCCGAAGGCCTCCACAGGCTTGCTGGTTTTTGCGGCGCGGGCGGCGTAGCTCTGCACCACCGCGACTTTTTTGCCGTCCAGCTCCAGCCAGATGTCGGAGCTGGTGGGAAAACCGGAAACTTCCATATTGTTCATCCTTTCTTATGTCCATTGGGAAATAGGGTTTGCCCGTCCACGGGACGGGGGGTGCGCCCCCGCCGCCATCAGGCGGCGTTCCTTCGTCCCCCCGCAGGGGGCAGGCATTCCCGTATTTACAC